CTGGAAGGCGGGTCGGGAGGGGTCTTAGATGCGATTTCCCCGCAATCCATGATCCAGTTCCCAATGACAGTTGGGGCATAGCCAGCGAAGGTTGTCCTCGGCGTTCATTTCAGAAGCAGTCGCCTCTGGCGCGAACTCGGCGATCGGTTTGAGGTGGCAGCACTCGACGTGCTTGTCATAGCTGCACCAGTCGCACTTCATTTCGGGTTTGTGCCGCTTGAGCACGTATCTGGCATGGCTGCGGATAGCTGGGTGGGTGAGCTCGCTTCGCAGTCGCAGCCCGGAACGAGCTTGCTCCTTCGTCCAGCAAGGCTCGCAAAGAAGATTATAGGATCCAGACGGCCTCGTCTGAACTGTGTTGACCAGGCATCTCTGGCAAATTGGGGGCTTCTTGATTTTCTTGGGCGCGATGACGTTGTTGAAGCTTGTCGCGCAGGATTTGCAGCAGAAGCGCAGTCGCCGGATGTTCTTGACCATCACCCCATCGGGCACGGGAATGACGGACGAGCACTTCTCGCAGTGGTTAGGGTCGGCGTCATAGGCGGCCAAAGCCCTCTCGCGCTGCATGCGAGCGCCGGCAAGGCCTGCGGTGCGGAGCTTTCCGGGTGCTGTCATCGTAATTTGATAGCTTTCGGAATGGGCCCCCGCAACCAATTTCAGAGATCGAACTACCGCGGATTCCTCGGTGGTTCGACAGGGAGTGCCGGCGAGGCACCTGCACCGCGGCGTCCGCGGGAACGGTGCCGAAGCCCGATCGCAGGCCAGCGGTCGAACAGCGGCGTTGAATTGGAGATCGGATGGCGCGTCTCGGCACCCTGAAGCCTCTGCTGAAGGCCGCCGAGCACCGCACCTGCCCGCCGCCGGCGAAGCAGGCCGACGCGGAACTACAGACCGCCGAGCACCGGGCCTGGCGCAAGACGGTTCTCGACCGCGCCGGCTACCGCTGCGAGGAGTGCGGGAAGCAGGGCGGCCGCGGCCACGCCGTCACCCTCTACGCGGACCACATCGTCGAGCGCCGGGATGGTGGCGCCCCGCTGGATCCGAAGAACGGCCGATGCCTCTGCGGCTCGTGCCACGGGAAGAAAACCATGGCCGAGCGGACGCGCCGGGTGCACGACCGGCACGGCCTCGGCGGGAACAGCACCGAAAATCCATGAGCGACGACGTTGCACCGAAGCGGAAGCCGGGGCGCCCGAAGGGGTCCGGGATCGGCCGCAAGAACAAGCCCGGTGCGGGCCGGCCGGCGTTCGTGGTCACTGACGCGATGCGCGAGACGGTGATGCGCATGCTGGCGGTGAACGAATCGCAGGACGACATCGCCCTGGCGATCGGCTGCCACTCCGACACCCTGAAGGTCCGGTTCCGGCACGAGCTCAGCGTCGGCCGCGCGGTGAAGCGGGCTCAGATCGTCAACATGGTGTTCGAGAAGGCGCTCGCCGGCAACGCTGGCATGACGAAGCTGGCCATCGACCTCACGTCGATCCCGAACAAGCCCGACGAGCCGTACCGTCTGCCGGAGGCCAAGGCCGAGACGGCGAAGGTCGCCGAGCCCAAGCCGCAGAAGCTCGGGAAGAAGGAGGAGCAGTTGCTCGCTGCTCAGAACCCCGACCCCGGCACCCCCATGGGTGAGCTGATGGCCGCCCGCCGTCGTGGCGCGGCCATCCAGTGACCGATTGGAATTGCGCCTGCCCGGATTGGGAGGCTCGGATCCGCGAGGGCCGTTCCCTCGTGCCGGAGCTGCCGCTGTTCGAGACCGAGGCTGCGGCCGCGGTCGCCTTCTTCGACGCGCTGCGCTTGCCTGACGTCCCCGGGAAGCCGCTCCTGCGCGATGCGGCCGGCCAGTGGTTCCGCGACATCGTCCGCGCGCTGTTCGGCTCAAGGGATCCGGCCACCAACATCCGGCACATCAGCGAGATCTTTGCCCTGGTGGGGAAGGGGAACTCGAAGACGTCCTACGGCGCCGGCATCATGGTCACCGCGCTGCTCATGAACGAGCGGCCGCGGGCGGAATACTTCCTCGTCGCCCCGACGCAGGGCACTGCGGACGTTGCCTTCAACCAGGCCGTCGGCATGATTGAGGCCGATCCGGAGCTCGTGAAGCGCTTCCACCTCCGCGACCACGTCAAGACGATCGAGGATCGGCTCACCGGCGCGAAGCTGAAGGTCAAGACGTTCGGCCTGGACGTGATGACGGGCCCGAAGCCTGTCGGCGTCCTTGTCGACGAGCTCCACCTGCTCGGCAAGAGCGCGGCGACGCTGAAGGTGATGCGTCAGATCCGCGGCGGCCTGCAGAAGAGCACCGAATCGTTCCTGCTGATCGTCACCACGCAGAGCGACGAGCCGCCGGCGGGCGCGTTCAAGGACGAATTGGCCATGGCGCGGTCGATCCGCGACGGGAAGTTCGCCGGGCGCATGCTGCCGATCCTCTACGAGCTGCCGCCGGCGATCGCCGAGGATCAGGATCGGTGGTCTGACCCCGCGGTCTGGCCGATGGTGATGCCGAATCTCGGGCGCTCGCTGCAACTGCCGGCGCTCGTCTCGGACTGGAATGCCGAGAAGGAGAAGGGTCCGCACGCCATCTCGGTCTGGGCGTCGCAGCACCTCAACATCGAGATCGGTGTCGGCCTCAAGACCGATCGGTGGCCCGGCGTCGAGTTCTGGATCAAGCGCGCCGACACCTCCATCACCACGGTCGACGATCTCCTCGACCAGTGCGATGTTGTGGTGGCTGGGATCGACGGCGGCGGCCTCGACGACATCTTCGGCCTCAACCTGACGGGCCGGCACAGGATCACGAAGGACTGGCTCTCCTGGTCCCACGGCTGGGCCCACACGAGCGTGCTGGAGCGGCGCATGTCGATCGCCAGCAAGCTCCACGAGTTCGAGGCGCTCGGCGAACTGACCATCGTGGACGACAAGCTGACCGATCTGACCGAGATCGTCGCCATCATCGAAAAGGTGAAGGACCGCGGGCTGCTCGGCGGCGTCGGTGTCGATCCGGCCGGCCTTGGCGAACTGGTTGAGGCGCTCAACGCGATCGGCATCAATGCCGAAAACGGCCTGATCGGCGTGACGCAGGGCTTCGGCCTGATGAACGCCATCAAGACCACCGAGCGGAAGCTCGCCAACGGCACCATGCGCCATTCGGGCTCGAGCCTCGCCGCCTGGTGCGCCTCGAACCTCAAGATCGAGCCAACCGCGACCGCGATTCGGGCGTCGAAGCAGAACGCCGGCGATGCCAAGATCGACGTCGCGATGGCCAGCTTCAACGCCGTCTTCCTGATGGCTCGCAACCCCGAGCCGCTGTCATTCGAGGGCGACCTGCAAGGGTTCCTCGAAGAGCCCCTGTTCGCCTGAAGGGTCACACATGGGTCTCTTCAAAAAGGCGGTGACGACGGTCGCTAGCGGCATCGGCATCTCGGACCCGGTGATGGTCCGCTGGTCTGGTGGGGAGCCTGCTCATTCCGGCGAGCGGGTCACCGTTGACACCGCGCTGCAGCTCGACACGGTCTGGGCCTGCGCGCGGATCATCGCGTCAACGATCGCAACCCTTCCGGTGATGCTCTACGAGCGCCAGCGGAGCGGTCTGCCGCAGGTGGCGATCGACCACCCGCTTTACCGGGTGATCCACGACCGCCCGAACCTCGACATGACCGCGGTCGAGTTCTGGACGGCCGTCATCGCCTGCAAGCTCCTATGGGGCAACGGCTACGCCGCGATCACGAAGCGGTCGGACGGGTCCGTGATCGCGCTCGACCCGATGCGCACGGACCGGGTGACCGTCGACCTGCAGCGCGACGGATCGCGGACCTACACCTACGTCTTCAACGGGGTGACCACGGTCTACCAGGAAGAGGACGTCCTGCACCTGAAGGGGTTCTCGCTCGACGGCCAGACCGGCATGTCGACGATCGCGGCCGGCCGGCACAGTCTGGGCACGGCGATCGGTGCCGAGCGCGTTGCGGGCTCCATCTTCAAGCACGGCATGCGCCCGTCGGGCTACTTCAAGATCCCGCAATTCCTGTCGGCAGAGAATCGCGCCAAGGCTCGCGCCTACATCGAGAAGTTCACCGGTTCGGAGAACACCGGCAAGGTGCCGATGGTCGAGGGCGGATGGGAGTTCGTTCCGACGACGATCCCGCCGAACGACGCGCAGTTCCTTGAGACCCGCGGCTTCAACGTCGAGACGATCTGTCGGTGGTTCGGCGTGCCGCCCTCGCTGGTCGGGCACACCGAGAAGACCACCTCCTGGGGCACCGGCCTCGAGCAGATCAACCTCGGCTTCCTGACCTACACGCTTCGCGCCCACCTCAAGGAGATCGAGCAGGCGCTCAGCGTGAAATGCTTGGCGCCAGGCGATCGCGACCGCTTCTACCCGGAGTTCAACGTCGAGGGCTTGCTGCGGGCCGACAGCGCGGGCCGCGCCGCCTATTACCACTCCATGGTGACCGACGGCCTGATGACTCCGAATGAGGTCCGCAAGCTCGAGAACCTCCCGCCGCTGCCCGGGGGCGATCAGCTCTTCATGCAGGGTGCCATGATGCCGATCAGCCTCTTGGTGAAGCAGGCTGAGGCCGCCGCGCAGCTTCAGGCTCAGGCGCCCACCGCACGACAGATTGGCAACGGCGAGCCGGGCGTCGCACGTGATGCCGCCGCCGTCGCGACCAGCGAGAGGATGCAGTGATGTTCAGGAACTGGCTGCGCCGCGCGGTCCGCTTGCTCGCGCCTCCGTCCATCCCCGAGCCCGTTCTCGGCACGCGGCCCGGCTACGTCTGGTGGCCCCAGCAGAAGTGCTGGGTCGACGAGGCGGTCACCTACACTCCGGGGCACGCCTCCTACACGCTGATCGGGCCGGTGCATTCCGGCGCGCACGGCAACCCGTAATTCCGGAAGGACCAGCCCGATGTCGACCAAGGTGCTCAGCGATTCCGACGACCGCACCGCCAACAACGCGGTCCGTCACGCCTATCGCGTCCTGTCGGACGAGGAGAAGGCACTGATGGTCCGCGTCAAGGATGCCGGCGCGGCGTTCATCGCGCTGCTCCACGAGATCGGCGGAACGGATCCGAAGGGTGACCGCCTCGCCTCGCGCGACCTGTCCCTGGCGACCACCCACGCCGAGGACGCCGTCATGCGCGCCGTCCGTCACATCACGGCCTGAGAGCACCCCGATGGCCGCGCCACGCACGCTCTACGTCAGCCGCCCGCTCATCAATGGCGAGGATCTGATCGCGTGGGCGAAGGCTCAGGGCTTCCCGACGGCCATGCTGCCGGGCGACCTGCACACCACGATCGCCTACAGCCGCGAGCCGTTCGACTGGTCTGGGCTTGAGCCCGCCGGCGGGCAGCTTGTGGCCCCCATGACGGCCCGGTCGATCCAGCAATTCGGCAAGGCCACCGTGCTGGGGTTCGAGAGCCCGGAGTTGCATGGCCGCTGGCAGCTTCTGCGCCAGGCCGGCGCGTCCTGGGACTTCCCGAGCTACCAGCCGCACGTGACCTTCACCTACGACCCGGGCGACGTGCCGCTCGACCAAGTGCAGCCCTACCGCGGGCCGCTACTGTTCGGTCCGGAGCAGTTCGCCGAGATTAACGACGACTGGTCGAGCAACCTCGAAGAGAAATCGCGTGCTGCACCGATTCTGGGATTTGGACCGATGACTGATCTGTTCGTTGCGCCCTTCGAAGTGAAGGCCGCCGCCGGCTCGGCCGACACGGGTGAATTCGAGGGCTACGGCGCGGTATTCGGCAACGTCGACTGGCATGGCGACGTGATCGTGCCTGGCGCGTTCGCCGCCGGCCTCGCCGAGCGCAAGGCAGCCGGTCGGAAGGTCGCCATGCACCTCAACCACGGC